ACTCCGGCGGCGCGTGTCGACCTCCACCTTCTTGGCCTCGTTGTCGCGCCGCGTCACCGTCACGGTGGTCGTTTCGGCGTCCGTCATGCCCGGACCTCCATGTACTCGTCAAAGTCAAGGAGCGGATCGCCCGCTTCACACGCGGTAAGCGTCGCGTCCGGCTCAACGTCGGCCACGGCCGCGGTCACGTCGGGGTCGTCGGTGACGCCCGCAAGCGCCGCGTCCGCAAGCGTCGTTCGGATGCTGTTGGCTTCCATTGCGTATGGTACATACACACCCACCCGTAAAAGTGTAACGGAGTAAAGCCGGACGCTTTAGACGCGGGGGTGTGTATGTCGGGGCGTGCCACAGTACCAGCTTCAAATCCATACGACCGCGAAACGCGAGTTAACCGCGCTGGAGAGTGCCGAACGCGAGCGTCTGACCGACGAGATTGCGGACGTAGCGACGCACCGGAAGCCAACTGAACACAGTTCCGTCCGCCTTTTAGAGGGCCAAGACGGACTCTATCGCGTGCGCGTGGGTGACTTACGGGCGGTGCTTCAACTCGACAAGCCCGCGCTCCGCGTGTTGCGCGTCGGGCGTCGTAACGGCGTGTATGAGCAAATAGACGAAATCTATGACCGGCGCGCGACGAGTTAGCCCGTCTTGAACGTCACCTCGCCCGTGCCGCCGAGCGTCATATCAACTTTCAATTCCTCATTTCGCACCGTCACCTCAAAGGTGTCCGTCTGTGCCGCCTCGGCAACCACCTCCTCGTTGCGGATGACGTACAAGCGCAACTCCGCGACCACCGTGCGCCGGAGTTCGCCGTTGGTCGGTTGGAAGTCCGACAGCGTAAAGTCCGACGCGTTGACGAGTGATCCCGACAACTCCTCGGTGCCCGTGAGTGAGTCGGTGCCGAGGTCCGTCCGCTCAGTGCGCGCAATCATGTCCACAGTGTCCGGCGTCGCGCCGACGTGAAGCTCAAGCTCCACGCCATGAATGGGTGCGTTGCTCGAATATCCATATTCGGCGTTACACACAAGCCGCACGTCTTGAAGTTGCGTGTCGGCAAGCACCGTCTCGCCGTCTGGGATGGTAAACTCACCCGTGACGGTGGCCGAGGCTTGATTAGTTGTGGTCGCTATACCTACGGTCGTGGCGGCGGCGACTGCGCCCGTGCCAAGGACAAGTCGCCGTCGCGTCATGCTGTCACGCATGCCTTTTCGCATACGGCGTGGGGTTACTAAGTGCTATTTATACCGCGTGGCAAAAGTGGAAGTGGTCAGTTATCGCCCGTGAACTGCGTGGTTTCGGCCGACGCGATCCGTTGGCCGGCCTCCACAGTCGCCTCGGCAATTTCGTGCCGTGTGAGGAGCGTTGACCCGCTCTTAAGCCCCGCCTCGCGGATTGTCTCGCCCGTGATTGTATCGGGCCGCACGATTGCGCGCGCGATTGTCTCGCCAATATCGTCCGTTAGCACGGCGTCGGGGTTAGCGAATAAGTCCCAATCCTGTATCGCTTGCCCGAGATATCCCGTCTGTGGCGTGGCCGTAGTCCGTGACCCGTAGCGGCTCAGGCCGATGTTCGTATCAATCCCGTCGTCGGGACTGGCAAACGTCACGCTCCCGTCCGCGGTGTTGTTGAGTCGCGTGAACGTGCTGCCGTCGTTGGCAAGCTCTATGTATTGGTTGTTGCTAATATCGTTCCACGTACTCTCAAACGTCGCCTCGGTAATGTTGCGACGTGTCCCGGCGTTTTGAAACGCCACGTCAACCACGTCGGGGAATAACTCAGGGCCGTCTAAGTACCCACCACTCCCGCCGTTGTCGTTGTCGAGAGTGTAGTTGAAACGGTTATCGGCAGCCGCAACCACGTCAAAGTAAATCGTATCAGGGGTGTCAGGGACAAAGTTCACTTCAATCCGAAGCGTGTGGTCCCCGGCCGATAGCGTGTTATTAACTCCAGAAACACTTTCCCAAGCGTAATCTACGTTGCCCGGGCCAGATATTTCGTCAATAAGTTGGTCGTCAATTAGCACGTTAAACGTCGGGAGGCTTACTTCAGCACCAGCCCGTCGCGCGCGGAGATACGCAATCACTTGGTCGGCGGGGAGGTCATACGCAAGCGTGAAGTCGTATTCAACAAAGTTGCCCTCGCTAATGAGAATCGCAAGCTCCTCACCATCCGACGCGTCGGGGTTACTGTTCGTGCTGCGACCGCTTTCGGCGTCGGGTGTTTCCGCCTCAAAGACAAACGCCGACTGTTCAAGTTGGGTTTGGTCGTTCGTTATGCTCACCGGATCGGTTTCATCTAACGGCTGGACAACGTTTTCCCACTCTCCCGTAAGGTCCGCGTCTTGGATTAGCACCTCCTCAAGCGATACCTCCTCAATCTCGTTGCCGAGCGTGGTATCGGACTCACTCACCGCGCTGCCGTCGTCGCCGTAGGCATACGCGTCGGGGAGCGCGGGCGCGTTGTCGGCCAACACGTCACGCACGGCCGTTTGACCGTCCGTCGTAATCACACCGCGCGACACGCTCGCGTCGTTGCTCACGTCGAGCGTCACCGTCACCGTGCCGTCAAGGTCCACGGGCGACGCAAACACCACGCGCGTTATGAGGCGGCCGTCTGCCGTCTCTAAGCCTATTTCTTGAACGCCGGTCTGTGTGACACTCGCGGCGAACTTCACGCTTGTCGCGTCGGGCAACGTCTGTGTTACGCTTGCGCTCGCCGTCTGGTTGCGGAGCGTGTCGTTACTGCGCGACAAGCCCGTACCGTCATCCCCGACCACAAGGGTACTCACGTTCGGGACTCCCGCGCCACGCCACCCGTCCCGCACCGCCCGCCGGCCGTCGTTCACGAACCGCGTTGCGTCCGGGGTGTTCCCGTCCGCGTCCACCGACACGTCAACGAGCGCGGTCGCGTTCGTGGTCGTAATCCGGTTACTCGGCGCGTCACGATTTGCGCCTTCCATTTCGACGCGCTGGACGCTATCGTTAAGGTCCGTGAGAATGTCATCCACGTCGCCGCGACGCTCAATGATGGTGAGGATCGTCTCGTCAACACCCCACCGATATTCAACGCCCGCAATAACAAACTCCGAATCAATGCCGCGGGCGTCAATCGTTATATCAATCGTGTCGCCCGGCTCGGCGTCATACAACCCGAACGTGGTGACGGTCCCGCTCAACGTGGAATTGCGGAACTTGAGGTACTTGCGCCCTATGTCCTCGGCGTCGGCAATATCGGTGACAAGCGGGCGGTTCAACTCGGCGCGTTGCGTACCCGGCGACGGGAGGCCAAGGTTATCTTGGAGGTCCAGCTTGTCGGTCCCGTCGTCAACAATCACGGACTCCTCGCCGTCATCAAACCACACCTCCACCTCGTTAATCGCCTCTTTGCCGAGTTCGGGAATATCGTAGCGGAACCATTGGGTGTTATCTATGCCGCGGTCAATATGCTCGGTTTCGCGCGGTCTAAAGAAAAACTCTAAGTCATCGTTCACGCCGAACTCCTCGTTATTTGACTTAAACGCAAAGTCGCGTAGCGCGTTCTCAACGGCTTCGCCCTGATAGGTGCGCGTGAGTGTCTGATCGTCGCCAACGTCGACGTTCGTTGGTTCATACGTGACGGGCGTATCTGTCTGAATAATATCGGCAAGCGCCTGCGTGATTGAATTGCCCCGTTGGTCGTTCGTGACGGTATTGCGTCTGAGGAATTGGTCAAAACTATACACTTCAACCTCAAGCGCGTCCGCGCCTGCCTGTTCATTTTCGCGCCGTTCAACGACATAGCCGCTTAGTCGCGGCGTTGTCTCTTGTGGCGCGTAGAAGTCAACCCGCTCGCCACGGCCGTACAGGTCAAAGATTTGCCCGCCACGGTCGTCGGCCTTGAATACGCCGAAGTCCCCGAACGGATTAGCCGTGTCAACCACGGGGTCAACGTCATACGCAGCGCGTTCGATCCGTGGGGATACGTTTGTTTCGGGGTCTATAAGGTCGGGCGCGACCACTTGCCACCCGTCTTGCGCGGTGATTTGCGTGGAGCGCGTGACGGTAACGGTTGTTTCGCTAAACGACTCTGTGTATGGCGTGAACGCACGCAAGCGGTATTCGTACTCACCCACGTCCACGTTGTCGGTGTACGTCTCGGTGTTGGGAGCGAGGGTCGCCACAACCTCATACGCGCTCGGCGTGCCGCTATCGGTAGATAGCTCACGCCGCTGGACCTCAATGCCGTCCTCGTTGTCGGCGTTGTCAGTCCATGTGAGCGTTACGTCACCCGTGGAGTCGTTGAGTGACGCCGCGAGGTCCGTGATTGCCGGGAACTTAGTGACAATGCTAACGGGGTCGGTGAACGCGCCCGTTGCGTCCGCCGTCTCGGTCCGGCCGCGCACCTCATATTCCTCACCGTCTAAGAGGCCGACAAACTCAAAGGTGAGTGTGTCAAACGCGCCGATGAACTGTTGGAACGACGCGGCCGTCTCCCAGTCGGGCGCGTCCTCCGAGCGCCGGATTTGATACCGCACGTCGGCGTTGTTCGTGACGGCCGTCTCGCGGTCAACCCCCACCTCGTCTAACACGCCGTTGCCGAGGACGGGTTGATCCTCGTCGGGGAGAATCGTTGTGTCCGCGACTTGCGCGCTATCGGTTTGCGCGTGGTCCGTGACGCGACGGGCCGTATAGAAGTATTCTTCGCCGTCGAGCAGGCCCGTGTCGGTGTAACTTGTCGTACCCGGCGCAAGTCCCGTAGCGACCGCGCTCCCGAGCGTGCCGTCCGTTGAGCGGTAGATTTCTATGCCCCCGTCCGAGGAGTTGTCTTGTGGGTTGAGCGTGAGCGTGATTTCACGCTGGACGCTTGCGTCCGTGTCCGTGATTTCCGTCGCGGGGAGCGTGGTCGTTTGGTCGGCCTCATTTGAGAGGTCGCCCTCACCCACGTCGTTGCGGCCGGCGACTCTGTAGAAGTAGCGCTCGCCGTTCTCTAAGCCCGTAGCGGAATAGGTCGTGTTGACTGTTGTATCTATCTCGGTGTAGTCACTAACGACCGTGCCGGACGATTCGGCGCGGTAAATCGCGTATTCGGTCGCACTCCCGGCGGCGTCCCACGAAAGATCAACCTCGGTGTCGCTATTCGTGCCCGCCTGAGCCGTCAGATTTTCAACTTGTCGCGGCAGGGGCGTGCCGTAGGCGGAGCCTGCGTCTCCGCCGTAGGTTGCGCTGTTTTCGCCGCTGTGAGTGAAGCCGGGCATTATATTTAACCTCTATTCGGGAATGCCGTATATTTTAGCTCGCACAGCAAGATCGTCAAAACTTAAGTTGTATATTCTAATATCATCAATTGTGCTTCCACTTGTCGTTTCAAAGCCAGTTATTTGTCCGGTAGATGCGCCCGCTGGGGTGATTGTGCCTGTAAGTGTGACAGATGTAGAATTGGATTTGGAAATAATGACATCAGTCCCCGGAATCGTTGAATCGCTATCACTAAGTGGCACGGTAGTATCGCCGGTTGTTTGTGTATTACCATTATCTACCGTATCGTAATCTGTAATGCCGTTAATACGCATATCAACTGGATTACCAACCGCGGTTGGTTCTGGGAAAAAGAGCAACCTCACAGTACTATATGACCCGTCTAAGGTTGTAGTTGAACTGCCGCTGTTATTTAATACAATCGGGCTGTTTGCGTCTTCTTTCCAATTAGGGACGTTCGGATCAGGTTGTACTGCCTCAACCGCGTCATTACTCACTCGCCGGTCCCGAATATCAGCACCCTCTAAGACCGTCTCGCCAGCCGGAAGCCAAACCTCCGCGACAACCACACCCGACACGCTCGCGGGCGGGGACGGGTTGTAGGTCCGAAAGCGAATTTCGCCGCTCGGGTCAACAGGCTGGGGCGTCCCGAGGGCTTTCTGAACGGTCCCACCACTATCCACGTAGATAACGGCTTTGCGCGGGTCCGTGCTGTCGGGGTCGCCCGTGAAGTCAATCGTTTGCGTGCTGCCGGTGGACACGTCGGTCCCGTCAACCGCGCCACTCCCGGCCGCAATATCAACTTCAAGGTCGCCCGTTCCGAGCGTGGCGTCCCACCCGGACACCCAATAGGTGCCGTCAAGTGCGTCGGTCAATTGGTTTTGCCCGAGTGCGTCCGCCCCGTCGCCAATATCAACGTCGTATGGCATACCCGACTATTCTCGCGCCGCCCCTTTAGAAGTTGCCTATGGCGAGTAGATACGCCGAAGCTCTAACTGCGGCACCGTCACCCAATCCTGCCCCGCGCTCTGGACTTGTCGAAACGGCGCGCTCCCCACGGGCACGGCTTCAATTGCGCCGAGGCCCAACATTCCGTTAAAGTCCACCGTCACTCCCTGCCGCCCAAGTTGCTCGCGGAACACGTTGTCGGTAATGCTGTTTAAGACGCTTTGCGCGTTTTGGACGGCTTCAAAGTCAAACGTGAACACGTCACTCGTCACTTTGGCTTTGACTTCATAGCGTGGGTCGGCCTGTTGGGGCTGCCGGCGTATCGCGTCGTTCGGCCGCCCGACCGTGCGCTCTAAGCCCAATCCGCCGGTCGGCACCTCCACGGTGGTCCCGCCGATCCGCAACTCAATCGGGCCGGTGCCCGTCGCGGTCGGCGTCGTCGCCTGTTGCTCGTTGACGCCTTGAATCGTGCCAACGCGCGTGAGGTTGAGCGATACGTTCACGTTATCCCGCTTGCCCGCCGGATATTCTAACGTCAGGGCCGTGTCTTGGCCCGCTGCGGGCGCGACGCGTAACGTGTCGGGGTACACGTCGGACGGGAGCGAAAGCTCCAGCGGGTCGAGTGACGCGCTCTTAACGAGGTCCGCGAGGGCGTGTGACGTTTGGTAGTCAAAGAGTCGCCCGACGAGTTGGACGCCTTGTAAGGAACTCCATTGGTCTTGAACGCGCGGATTGAGCGTGCCGCCCGACTCACGGACTTGGGTTTCGGGCTTCCCAAACGTACTTGAAACCAGTATCTCGCCGCCCTCCTCTACAAGCGGTATATTGACGCTTGTGGTCCCCCGCGACAGGGTGGCGACGGCCATTTACAGCCCCCGCCGCCGGCTTGGGTCGCTCCGGTAGCGCCCGGTGGACTCGGTGAGCGTGCGGCCGTCAAT